AGAATCAAAAATATATTGATTACTACACCCCCCCATACCATAATTATAAATTTTATAATCTTGTTTATTGTATTTTAAAAAAGTAGCCCATGTAGGCCACATATATTTTGTATAGCTACATCCAAATGTAAATATTCGTTTTTTCATAATTATAACCTATTATATATAGATATTAATACATTTGGATCATAGCTGGTTGAATCTATAGATTTAAGTTGAGAAATAACAATCTGGTCAACGCTTTCAAAGTTAATTTCTCCTGGTTCATAATCAATTGTGTGTTCATCTTGATTAGCGACAATTAATGATAATTCCCTTAAATTATATTCATCCATAAATTGTTCTTTAATAAAAGTAGCTTCTTCATAACTAATATCAATATCCATAATTACTCTGGCATAGGTTTTGTTTTGTAAATTTGCCTTAGGATTTTCTAATAATTGCGAAAGATTTAATTTTCGAAACTTGGGAGCGTCGGGCCAGGCGATATAAGATGGCTCACCTCCCCATTCTAAAATTGCTAAGCCTCGCTCGTCGTCCCAAGTATCTGCATAATTATGTGGAAAAGCATTACCAATATAAACAATATTATTTTGTTGTTGGCGTTTATGAAAATGACCACTGAAAACATATTCTGGTCCTTTTAAATCTGAATGTTTAATAGTGCCAGTATCTGGCATTTGCACCATAGCATTCATGTAAAAATGCGGTAATTCAAAATGACCAAACATATATCGTGCTTTAGTTTTTTTTAATTTTTTATATTCATTTCCTACTACCCACGGAACAAAAGAACAATCACCTACATTAAGAACATCGTTTACTAATGTTATGCCTTTAATATTTCTAGCAAATTCAATACTATGAACATCACGCTTGTCTTTATAATATAAATCATGATTGCCAGTAATAAAGAAAAACTGACTAAATGCATTAGCTAATTTTTCAAGTGCTCGTAAAGAATAATTTAATGTTTGAACATTTATAGATGCACGAGAGTTGTGCCAATCACCCATAAAAATACCGGTGTCACATTCATTTTCTTTTGCAGTTTTAATATACCAGTCTATAAATTGTTCACAATCCCTGTTGTGTGTTATGCTATTACTTTTTAAACCTAGATGTAAATCTGTAAATAATGCTGCTTTTTTAAACAAATTCAAGTTAGTGACCTTTTATTATTAAATATATTATAACTAAAATATAACCTTAGGTCCATATCAATCATTAGACCAATTCCATTTACTATTTCCACAATCCCATATTCTATTATAGCCACATTCTTGCATAATTTGCCATTCAGTTTTATTTGGATTTTTCACTTAAAAAATTAGTAGTTTCTATTATTTGATTATAAAGATCATTATGATTAGATTTAAATTGTCTAGCGATAGTTCTGGGAAGAATTTCCGGGAATTTTTTTAATATTTCTTTTTGTAATGTTAAATACATTTGCTGATGGCTCCTTATAAGTTATTAGAGTGATTGGATGTTGTAGCATCGCGAATCACATTGTTATTTATCTGATTTTTCTTCCTCAGCTTTCATCTTTAAATATTCTTCTGGATCAATATGTTTAACTGGTCCTGATCTGGCTGGATCATTATATTTTTTATTTTTGTCTATATTTTGTCGAGAAAAACTTGGATTAAAATTATTAATTTCTAGAATATCATCTCGGATGTTTTGTCCACGTTTTTCTAAGTTTAATACCCGAGTAAAGGCTGCATTGATGATGGCCGTGTAATACGCGAATGGGTTCTGTGATTTGCTTTCATCAAATTGTAAACATGTTTGGGTTAATTGTGCGATACCTTGTGCTTGCATCTCATCATTATAACTATTACCAGTCAAATATACAGTTCCATTTCTTCTTGCTACAAAACACCCATATTCAGTTTCTGGGCACCAAACTCGCCCTTTATAATATTCAGTTGGTACATTCGGATGATGTAGTTTATTTTCTTGTCGAATACCTTGACTTTTTACTAATCCTCCGTGAAAATTAATATTTCTAGCTTTAGTTATATTCTTGATTTTAGACAGAATTGAAAGTCTATTCATAATAATAGTTGACTTTTTATTAAATGATTTCATTTTTCTTTGATGGTTGTGAGTTCTATATCCGGAAAGAGTGCATAATAATTGAAACATATTCATATGCTTTGTACACTTTTGATCGTATCGTCTTCCCTTACTTTTATGATTTTTAATCTGATGACCATCACCTAGAATCATAGTTTCTAATAATAATTCTCGTTGTTTTGTTGAAAGATTTAAAATAAATTCCATGCTAAGATTTTTTTCTTTTAATACATTTATAATTTTTTGAGAATATTTTTTAAAAATTCTAAAGCGAATATTTTTATGTTTAGTTTCACTAAATTCATATTCTAATATATTTAAACATTTACGAATTCGATCAGCATTAATTCCTTTATTTTGCCAGATACATATGCATGATAATTTTTTATCATGAAATTCATAATGCCCTTCGGTTAATATCCATCCGATTAATTCTACAAAAGAATCAGAGTAAATTTCTGTATTATTTTGTTCTGCCTGACCTATTAATATAATTTCATCAGATCCTAAAATGTATTCTACTGGGACTAATCCTCGCTTTGTTAATAATTTGTGATTGGGTGTAACGAGCGAATCCATATTCATTGTGGTTAATTTATGCATTAATCCGTCATAATCACCTCGATATATTGATTTAATTTTAGACCACGTTAGTATTCCTTGATTATATGATAGTATTTGATCATTTTCAGTGATTTCATTAGAATTTAACCAACCACGGTGTGTTAAGGCTTCAACATCATTAGTAACACAATACCCTCTCCAATTACCACGCGATGCATAACGTGTATTAAGTTTCATATACATTTTGGCTAATTCATTAGTGACATTTCCATGATCTTTACTATACCAACCATTTTTAAGACCGCCCTCCCAATGACTTTTACCAACACAGATAAGATTGTCATTTTCGTCAAACTTCCAATGTTGATAAGGCCCAAAATTTAATTTAACATGATGATCTGCTACCGTTTTTGGATTCTTTTTGCGGCCCGGCTCCAATGGTATATGATCAAATGTCATAATTCTATATATAATGTCAGTTTTAGGTATAGTTTTCCAATTAATTAAAAATTCAGATTGTTTGAATTTTTGTGTAGGATAAAGAATTTCATGTTCTTGCAACATTAGTTTGGCAATACGTGCGACCCGGTTTCGTTTTGCTTGTGCTGTAGTTCTTATATTAATTCGATCTAAATTTGGTAATATTATATCGTAATCATTGTATTCTGGCTCAATATAACTACAAAATGTTGTTTTTGATTTATGTATTTCTTTTAGTAGGTCACGATTATTTAGATATGGTTTTTTTCGTGGCATTAATGTTCCTTATACCGCGGTATAGTTATTTATTCTATCCTATTACAATTATTATAATATACGTATATTAAAAAAGCAATAAATAAGTGTATGGCAAATGAAGGCGCATTTTTAGGTCAATTAAAGACAACTCTTAGTAATATACCAGGTTTAGATGAAGTTCGTAACGTTGGTGATAAATTATTATCTAATAATCCACGTGGAGATTTATTAAATAATTTAATTGGTAATAACCCATTTAGTAGTACTCCTCAGATTAATTTTAATATATTAGGTGAAGATGATACAGATTGGCGAGTTAAATTAATAGCTAGAGATAAAAGATATTTACAAGGCCCATTATTAAAACCATTAGCGAATACAGGCGGATTAGTGTTTCCTTACACCCCACAATTAGGTATTACTCATAGTTCTGGCTGGAATCCCTCAAATCCCGCTCATACTAATTCTGCTGTATATCAATATAGTTATAGTCAAGTTGATAATATCATTGTTACTGGTGATTTTACAGCTCAAAATCATTTTCAAGCTCAGTATTGTTTAGCAGCCGTTCATTTTTTACGAGCAGTAACAAAAATGAATTATGGACAAGATCCAGACGCTGGAACACCTCCCCCATTATTGTTTCTTCAAGGATTAGGAGAACATATTTTACCAAATATTCCAGTTTTAGTATTATCTTCGTATTTGGATTTTCCACCAGATGTAGATTATATAACTGCTAACATTAACGGATCAGCTGCTGATTTAGGTATACCTGGAACAATAAATATGGGTGCGGACGGTGATGATGATGGAGCTGAAGATAATGTAATATCTCCTTTTGGCGCGATTGGCACTATGACAAAAATACCAACACAATTTGCAATAAACATTACCTTAGGTGTAGCTCATAGCAGAGAAAGTATTAGCACTAAATTCAGTCTTAAGAATTTTATTAATGGACAAATGCTGGGTGATGATAATTTTGGAGGATATATCTAATGGCAACTGCCAGTTATTCACCGACCAGTCCTTATGCTGAAACTACGTTTTTTAATAAATTTTTAGATATATGGACTCCCAGAGAAATTCCGTTTGAATTAGATGATCCTTTATATGAACTTCAGGCTGTATATAAATGGCGACCAGATCTATTATCTTTTGATTTATACCAAACTCCTAGATTATGGTGGGTATTTGCAGTTCGTAATCCCAACACATTGAAAGATCCTGTGTTTAGCATGGTGCCTGGTGTTAAAATATATTTACCAAACAAAGATAAATTATTTTCAGCATTAGGAGTATAATTTAATGAGTATACCTCGTTCAAATTTAAATCCAGGCTCTTTAAAAGTTAATAAAAACAATGTAAATTTACAGGGATTAGTTGATCCAGTTATTGGAGAATTCGCTAAATTTGACACAACAGTTAATGGGTTTCGAGCGTTAACAAGAGATTTATTAACAAAAGAATCTTATGGATTAGTTAATATTAATCAGATAATTTCAGTATATGCTCCTGAGGTAGATAACAATGACACTCAGGCTTATATTAATGATATAACTAATCAAGTAGGTGTTTTCAAAGATCAGGCGTTAGATTTTAAAAATAATCCTGGAAGATTGAGAACTATGGTTAAGGCTATAGCTAATCATGAAGATAACACTCTTTATTATCCACCTGATATAATTGATGCAGGTATTATTGCTGAAGGCACTTTTAATTTAACACAGATTAAATTACCCGGACTTCCTAGTACTAGTTCTGAAATTAGTATTGCTGGATTATCCGATATAACTAAAGTAGACAGTACAACTAGTACTTCTCGTCGCCCTGCTGATGAAAGCACAGAATTTAGTGGACTTCCAAAAAAGAAATTAATACAGTCTACAACAAAACGAGATGTATTTGAAGCTATACGACCAAATTCTTTAAATAAATTTTCAGCTTTTACATATAATTTAACTTGGGCAATATTAACGAAGGATTTATACAATATATTAGTTAGTATCGATACAAACAGATCTGAGGGGTCTGGTACTATAAATTCATTCTATAATAAATTATCAAATTCTGAATTAATTATCATGAGATCTGGTGGTGCTAATATCAAAAATAAGAGTGAATTTTTTCAAGAAGATTTTTTTATTAAAAATTTAAAAATGGAATCAATTGTTGGTATGAGAATGGATACCAGAGGTACCAATGTTACTAGTATATCTTTTGAAGTTTTTGAACCATATGGAGTAACGTTGATGGAACGCATATATTCATTGGCAAATAAAGTTCAAAAAGGTAATAAAAATTATTTAACTCAGCCATATATATTAATTATTGAATTTTATGGTCATGGTGAAAACGGATTACCTTTAAGATTGCCATTCACACGTAAAATAGTGCCATTTAAAATAACTAATTTAACATTCAGTGTTAATGCAGGTGGTACGACTTATAACGTTGAAGCTATACCATATAATGAAGTAGCAAACACCATTAGACATGGAAAATTTGATACTGATCAAACATTAATGGCTGAAACTATTGGAGAAGCACTTGAAACTGGTAGCACCTTTTTAAAAAAAGAAATACAAGTAAATCAAACAGTATCATTAGTTGATGCGAATGATGCTGGCGGTAATTTTACTAGAGAAACAAAAACAGTTGATGTAGTATATAAAATAGATAATGAACCGATTAAAGGTATTGCTGGTGTTTTAAATGCTGAACAAAATTTTAAAAAAGAAGAAGGGTATCAAGAATTTGCGGATCGTTATAGTATCCAAATTGATAAAACTTGGGATCCAAATTTCAGAATTTCTAAAATTATTAAAAATCAAACTACCACTAATAAACAACAAAATACTACGGTAGTTTTAGGAAAATCTGAATCAATAAAAGCAAAATCAGTATTAAAAAATGAAACTAAATTACCAAACCAAAAGAAAATTAATATTAATGCTGGTGCTAATATATTCGATATGATAACTAAAATTATTAATATGAGTGATTATTTAAATAGGCAATATGGTCCGGGAAAAGAAGGTGAAAAAACAATTAAAACTCCACTTAAATTTTATAAAATTACTCCTCATATTAAATTGGGGGAATTTGATCGGTGTCGAAATGATTATTCTAAAGAAATAACATTTTTTATTAAACCATTTAAAATTGGATCATCAAATTATACCTATGCAAATGTTAAGGATGAAATAATTATCGTTAAAGAATATAATTATATATTTACAGGTAAAAATACTGAAGTACTTAATTTTGATATTCAATTTAATGCTGCTTATTTTGAAACCAGAACTGTCGCTACTGAATCTAAGATTAATAATGAAGGTAAAATGGTTCAACAAAAAACTCAAAAAAAGAAAACGCAGACAAAATACAATGAATTAAATAATAAATGTCAGTCTGTACTCAGTAGAACACCAACAGTAATACATCCTACTATTCAATCAGGAGCGCCCGGCGCTCCGGATTCTGATACTTCAGAGCAACACCAATCTAGATCATTGTTTGAATCATTAATGAAGGGTGCTAAAGGTGATTTAGTAAGTTTAGATTTAAATATTATGGGGGATCCGGACTATTTATTTCAACACAGTTATTTTGCTCCTATTGCTCCAAATCCTGAAGTAATATATGATCCAACAACTGGATCTATTCAAACTGATGATACTGAAATATTTTTAAGAATGAAATTACGAACACCCACTGATTTAAATGAAAAAACTGGTACAGTTGATTTTAATAAAAAATTTACTACTAACCAATCTAAAGGAGTAACATCAGCGATGTTTAATGGTATGTATAAAATAACTCAAGTTGCCCATGATTTTTCTGATGGTGTTTTTACTCAAACAATTAGTTGTTTTAGAGTTTATGATCAGGTTGAAGATACAAAAGATCAACCAGTAACTACGTCACCTACATTAAGACCAAAACCAGAACCAAAAATTTCAGCTAGATTTGGTGAGGATTTTGGTGGTTTAGATGATGGAGGAGAAGATAGTATTGCTATTTTTAGAGAAGATTTTGGTGGACAGGAAAACAACAGCAGTGATGATTTATTGAGTGAAGGAACGTTAAGAACACAAAAAGTTATTGATAGAAGTGCCTCTCAAAACCCTTTAAATGATCTTTAAGATAATAATATGGCTAATGATATAAGAACAGAACGAACACCAAAAGCTTTTGACTCTTCAAAAAGAGTAGGTGATCCAGTTGATTACATGCCTAGAATTGGTGAAGTAATGGACAATGTTGATCCTGGACATATGGGTAAAGTATGGGTTTATATTGAAGCTAAAGGACGTGATAAAACTAATAGAGACAATTGGAAAATGGTATCATATTGTTCTCCTTTTTATGGTACTACAAATTTAGAAAATAATAGTAAAGGACTCGAATTTAAAAATACTCAGCAAACTTATGGAATGTGGATGAATCCACCTGATGTAGGAACAATGGTATTAATAATTTTTGTTGATGGTAACCCAGATAATGCGTGGGTTATTGGTTATATACCTGATGCTTATATGACTCATATGATTCCGGGAATTGCGGCAAGTGAATTTTGGGATTCAGGTATTGTTAATGAAAAAACATTAAAATTATTTAAAGGACAACAATTACCTGTAGCTGAATATAATAAAAAAGAAAATAATATTGAATCGTCTTTTAAACGAACTAAAAAACCAGTACACATGCCTCAGTTTGAAATGTTAAGAGAGCAAGGATTAATTCAAGATGATCAAAGAGGATTAACCAGTTCTTCAGCTCAGCGAGAAACTCCTTCGAGAGTGTTTGGAATATCAACACCTGGCCGGCCGCTTGATCAAAGAGCAGAAAAAGATCCAGTAAAAGAAAATTACGCAAAGATTTTAAAAACACCAGAAAAAGTAAAAAATAGTGATATCAAAATTTGGAATAGACAAGGTGGTCATTCTTTTGTTATGGATGATGGTGATGCCGTCGGTAATAATCAATTATTTAGATTACGTAGTGCATCTGGTCATCAAATATTATTAAATGATACAAATGATTTTATATATATTGCTAATTCTAAAGGAACTGCCTGGATTGAAATTAATAAAGATGGTGGAATAGATATATTTGCTACTGATTCTATTAGTATGCACACAGATAAAAATTTTAATTTTGATTGCGCCGGCGACATTAATATGAATATTGGAAATTCGTTAAATATTAAAACTGGTACTGATATTAAATTTCAAACACCAGATATGAATCTTAATATAAGCAATGATTATAATAGAAAAGTAATAGGTATAACTACTGAAACTTATGGGGTAATGAAACGCACACATATTGGCGGTGACACGTGGTCAACAAATACTGCTGGTATTGATTATAGCGCGGTATGTCCGCCTAGAACTGGGGCAGTAAGGGGATGTGACACACCATCGGATCCAGCGGCGCCACCATTATATACGACTCAGAGTATTCTTCAACAACCGGCTACTGAGATTTTAAAAACTGGTTTAAAATGGAGTGAAGGTATTGCTGGTGAGAATAAAACAATTACAACAATTGCGCCCAGAGTTCCACAACATGAACCATGGAATAAATTGGATAATGAGGATCCACCTGTTGATGATTGAATTTAATTAAATGTAGGATTAGTATCCTCGATTTGTTCTTCAATCTTGTGAACTAATTTAATATATCCAATCTTATCAGGGTGATGTTCATCAAACACTTGAATTTTATTATTCTTTTTACGAAGTCTATTAGCCTTAGCAGATTCCCGAGCAATAATTAAATCAAGATATTTGTTATACCGGGCATTGCCAAAAACAAATAACATGTAATAAACGAGCCTAAATGTAGAAGACCATTTTTTATAGGCAAAGGTTAAACGACGAATTTTAGATTGCTTGATATATTCTAGAACACTATCCTGATCAGAATTCTTAAGAATCGGAATTTTACTTCTCATAAATAATACTCCCTAACTTTATTTACATTAATAACAGTATGACCACGGTTTTTTGCAATTAATTTAATGTTATTGCTCATTTCTGTTAATGTTCCTTGGTAATCTTCAAATATTTGATAAGTTTCACCTTCATTATCTCTGAGAGTAGCTCGATAAACATTCCATTTTTGTTTAGTCATTATTTACACCAATAACTTTCTGTACTCGGATCACAAACTCCACCAATATCGCCGCGGTTGACCTCAACATCCTTACCGGACATAAGATTTTTAACGATAACTTTTTCATTATTAACACGATTAACATGAATTGCAATTTGATTTTTTAAGGTAGTTGCGTTCTTTCCGCCCATAATTGTGATATTATCTTTAGCAAATTCAATTCGAGCTTTAATAATACCTTTCACACGAGTAAGAGTACCAATCTCGCGACAATCTCCGGGCCATTTACAGTTAACAATTCGACCTGTAGTTTTTGTATCCCATTTAAACATAATTGTCATAATCTTTGCTCCTTAATTTCTATTATAGCCTAAATTTGAGATAAAGCAAGTCTTTTTTTCGCTAAATTCTGAGATATTTGAGCTATTTCCTTCTTTTTTTGGAGCCTAAGTAGTTGTTTTTCCTCGAAAGTTAATAACTCATGATATCGTATACGAGCATCTTCCAAGATGTCCAGACGATCTTTTTCAGTCCACTGTTTTTTTGCTTTT